CATCAGCGGTTCAAACTACGCTACGATTCCAAACAAAATTACCCAAGCCAGACCTATTCAGATTTGGATTCAACGGTACAACGGGCAGACTAGCCCTGTCGCTTCTACGCTAACCACAACGATCACAAGCACGTCCGATGAAATTGTGCTGAGTGATGTTACGGGTTTACCCGCAGCCGGGTTCATAAAGATCGACAATGAGATCATCAACTACGGGTACATAACCCAAAATACAAACGCCATAAGCGGGACGTTATTCAGTTGTTTTCGTGGTCAACAAAACACAATTGCAGCGGCGCATACGGCTGCGGCTACCGTTTATTGGCAGCAAGTTCCAGCAGTCACCCTTTGGCCTACCCCAGACAATTCCCAGACCTATCAATTGGTGTATTGGCGTCTACGCCGCACCCAAGATGCAGGCGGCGGTGTCAACATCATGGACGTGCCATTCCGTTTCATTCCTTGTATGGCGGCTGGCCTGTCGTACTACATTGCGGGGAAGATTCCTACCGGCATGGAACGCATCCCGATGTTAAAAGCGCAGTATGACGAGGCTTGGGAACTAGCAGCGTACGAAGATCATGAAAAAGCAGCTTTGAGACTTGTCCCCCGCCAAACCTACATTGGGAGGTAATTGTGGGTAATCGGTTTGCTTCTGGCAAGAATGCGATTGCTGAGTGTGACCGTTGTGGTCAACGGTTTAAACTGAAGATTCTGAAGACTGAGATTATCAAGACGAAGGAATATAACTTAATGGTTTGTCCTCCGTGCTGGGATCCCGATCACCCGCAGTTGCAATTGGGTATGTACCCCGTTGATGACCCACAGGCTTTGAGAAACCCAAGGCCAGATCGCAGTTATGTGATTTCAGGCTTACTGGCAGATGGTGAGTTGGGTGGGGGCAGTCGAATCTTCCAATGGGGGTGGAACCCAGTTGGTGGTTCTTCGGGTTTTGATGCG